GTGCTAGGCGCTGGCGATGTAAAGCCCCGTAGAGGCTCCCAGCAGGCTCTCCTGCTCGCAGAGTACGCCCACCGGGACGGTTTGACCGATGAGGAGGCTGGACTGTTCTCAGGGCTTCTAAGCCGTCCTAAGTGTTGCTATTGGAAACGGTGCAGCGAACTACGGGCTAAGGGTTTTATCGTCCCTACGGGCGTTACAAGGCTCTCTAGCGCAGGCTCAGCGATGCAGGTCTGTGCCATCACCCCAGCAGGGAAAGAAGCGCTGCAATGATGGTATTCCTAGTCACCCTGCCTCTAGGGTTGTTTATGGCCTGCCTCATTTACGGCATGTACCAAGCCCTTGACATTGAAACCCACTGGCAAGACCCTCCGTACGACTGGAACTTTGAAGACGAAGATCTATGGATTACTGAGGCTGAATTATTGGACTATCAAAGAAGAGAAGATTGAAACGTGCATTGCTCTGCTTCGCAGTACTCACCCTATTTATCACGCCCGTGCAAGCATCAGCTGCACCCCAGTGGAAGTGCCCGCAATGGCACGACCTCATGCGTAAACATGGGTTGCCTATCCGGGTCTTCGATCACATCATGTGGAGAGAGTCAAGGTGCATCCCAACGGCTATCGGGTGGAATTACTTTGCTGGTAAAGACCACACCGATTGTGTGTTATCGCCTGCACATATTTACAAGAATTGCAAAGCGGTTAAGTCGTACGATGTCGGCTTGCTTCAAGCGAATTCAGGGTGGCGTTCGTTGACCGCGCGGGTGTGTAAACGCCCAGCGAATCAACTGATACGCTCCCTGACAGACCCTTCCTGCAACCTGAAGGTAGCCAGCGTCCTGTGGGACGACGGCAAAGGTGCATCAAATTGGGGCACACGCTCCAGTCGGTAAACAATAAACATTGGGAGAAACAATGATTAACAAACCACACGCGGTAGCCGTCAGGCTTACTCCTGAGGAGTTCACAGCGATTACGCATGTGATGCTTCGCGATCAGGACAAGAACATCACCGCAACACTGCGCAAGGTCATCGAGCCGTTAATTGCCGATGGTGTTGCATCTCTTGCAGCTCTGCAAAAGAAAGAAGACGCACGTCTAAAGCGCCTCGCTAAGAAGGAGGCTGCAAGTGGGCTTTAATCTTGACGACTACGAACCAGTAGCAGTACGACACTCACGCTGGCTAGAACAGCACCCCAACGGACGCACCATCACACACATGGTCTCGACACCCGGAGCCGACATCTGTGTGATCCGTGCAGAGCTGTGGCTTGAAGACGTGTGCATTGCTACGGGCTACGCAGAAGAAGTCCGAGGCGCTGGCAATGTAAACCGCACTAGCCACGTCGAGAACTGTGAAACCTCTGCTGTAGGTCGTGCATTGGCTAACGCTGGCATGGCTGGCACCGATGTAAACAAACGACCATCCCGTGAAGAAATGATGAAGGTGCAGAACACCGCACCGAAGATGCGTATAACACAAGCGTCTTCAGCAAAAGGGGATGGTGTCACTATCAAAGGAGACCAGTGGGGCCCGATACCCGATTGGCTTGTTCTCGAAGCGGCTCAAGCAGGCGTAACCCAAGTGTGGGACAACCGCAACGGACTCGCTGCGAACCCTAAGCGTCCATGGTTTAAAGACGTAAACGGCGACAAAGCGTTTTGGGCTCCGAAGGGCACACCGTTGCCGGTGATGGCAACCCATGAAGACGATCTGGACGACTCACCTGAGGAGCCATTCTGATGGACGCAGGAACAATGAAGGACTACATTGAAGACCTTATCCAGCAGGTAACACTGCTCGAGGAACACTTCCGCAAACTCAACGCCGTCATAGTGGAGTTGCAAAGTCAGCGTGACCAATACCGCGCAATGTACGAAGAATCATTGAAGGAAGCAAAAGACCTGCACGAGCATTTGGGTGAGGCACTGTATTGCGAAGATGGCTGGCGTTTACGCGAGTACGCCATTGCGTCCTATTCGCGTTACGAGCAAAGGCACAGCCAATGATTGAGTTTGTTTACTTCGTGTCCCACTCGACGCTCATGATTGCTTTAGGCATTTGGCTGGCAAAACGCCATGGGTAAAGCAATCCTCTGCCCGTTCTACACCTGCAAAGCCGAAACACCGGGCTATTGCACTATGCACCGTCACCTGCTCCCAGCCATTGAGCGCGTAGTCGAGCACATGGATCCCGAGGGCATCTTGTCGTTCAATGTAAACGTTTCAAACCTGTTGCCTATGGTGAAGATGATGGAAGAGCAATACCGAGACCTGAAGCGCTTGGAGCGTGAGCTGCGCCACTACGAGACCGAGATTGCGAGGCTTGAGGGTGGCAGGTGAAGCAACTGAGCGCATCTTCCAGTCAAAGGTTGAACAAATTGCCTCTATGAACGGATGGTTGATATTTCACCCAAGCCCCCACCAAGTACGTCCGGGTGTGTTCCGATCAGACGGCAAAGGCTTCCCCGACCTTGTGCTCGCCCATCGTGACAGGGGCTTGATATTCGCTGAGTTAAAGCTCGACAAAACCAAGTTGACCCCTATGCAAGTGATATGGGCAAACGCCATCAGCCCACACGCCGAACATTATGTATGGCGACCTAATCAGCTGGAGATGATTGCGGAGCGTCTCGGGCGCAAGTAGCATCCGCCACAACAGATCAGAACCACGGCCTCGTTGGGAGTTGTACTCAGCAGGTAGAACGCACGGGGACGTGTTAGAGCCTCATGTGTAAACACGAGGTACAGCGTCCAAACGTCACAAATGTCAATGGTGTCCGTCCACTGGTGTAACACATCCGGCAGCCATACCTCGTAGGTAGAACTGTGGGGGGCTATCACCGCTAAGACCCTGTGGTTAACATGAAAGCAACCGCAGGCGCAGCCAAGGGCGCTAGAGAAGAAACGAAACAACATGACACGCCGCTCAACCCCAGAGTTCAACAAAGCACGCAAAGAACTATTCAGCAACGGCCCCATGACCTGCGTCATCTGCCACAAAGCCCCAGCCACAGACGCAGACCACATCATCCCCTTCGATGCAGGCGGCCCCGATGACATCACCAACCTTCGCCCTGTGTGTAAACCATGCAACTCAAGAGCAGGCGCGAGGTATGTAAACGCCAAACGCGCACACCAACAAGAACGCCGTGCAGAAGCAATGGGAACAGAAATAAATAATAATTCCCAAACTTTTTTTGTAAACGAAAACTTAAAGCCCCCGACCTTTTCTTCGCGTATCTCCCAAAACAGTCATGACTCAGCTCAAGACAGGTTGTTACCGCCGTTAACGGCTGGCGTTGGTTCTGATCAGCCACGGTTGGAAACGCCCACTATTGGGTACGAGTCTTATGGGCCTCTCATTGCAGACTTTGCAGCTGCGCATCTCAACCGTCATTTGTTTCCGTGGCAGGTCAATGTTCTCACCGGTGCTTTTGAGCATGATCCTGACCATTCGTTTACGCATTCGAGTGCTATGGCGTTTTGCGCTCGCCAGCAGGGCAAGACTTTTATGTTGTCGGCGGTGGTGGGGTTCTGCCTTCTTGAGTTGCCTCGTATTTGGGGCAGACCAGTCAAGGTTGTCTCCACGGCTCACGAATTGTCGCTGGCTACGGAGGTCTTCGAAGACTTGCGTGATCTCTTTGAGTTGTGGGAAGAGTCGGGTCTATGCAAAGTGACGTGGGCGTATGGTCGTCACCGCGTCAAGATGGTGGACGGGTCTGAGTATTTAGTCAAGGCTGCGACAGGGAAGAAGCACGGCATTTCGGGCGTGGACATTCTGATTGTTGATGAGCTGTGGGCGATTACGGAGGCGGCTTATTTCGGGGCGTTGAAGCCTGCACAGATTGCGGTCAAGTCGGGTTTGTCGTTGTTGGTGTCCACGGCTGGCGATGAGTCGAGCACCGTGATGAAGAAACTACGGGAGCAGGCCATCGGGCAGATTGACAAGGGCGAGCCAGGTGAGTTGTACATGGCTGAGTGGTCTGTGCCTGAGTCGGTCTCCCCTGACGATGAGCGGTATTGGGGCTACGCCAATCCTTCAATGCCTCGCACCGTGACGTTGAAAAGTTTACGCGCTGCACATTCCAGCCCTGACCGATCACAATGGCTTCGCGCTCACTGCAACATGTGGGTGAGTGCTGCATCTTCGTGGCTACCGCCGGGGCAGTGGGCAAAACGGTTTACAGAAAACACCGAGTGGGATGGCACCACTTCGGTGCTGGCGGTGGACTCTGCGGTGGACGACTCAAAATATGTTGGGGTGTGGTGCCGCAAAAACACGGATGGTGACATTGTCGCCAGTGTCGAGTTTCAAACTGAGTCCATTGCTGAAATGTGGGAGCAAATCACAGCGTCTCTTGAGCGTGAACCGAAAACGCAGCTGGCGATTACGCCGTCTTTGTTTATTCACACCCCCGAGAAGTTTCAGCGCCGAACGGTGCAGTGGGGCTACGGAGAAATCAACAAATACACGTCCACCGTTAAGGGTCTTATCAACGAAGACCGAATTAAGCACACGGGTGAAATTCTTCTTGCAGAACATGTAAACAGGGCGGTACTGATCCGCGGTCAGGGTGGCGCGTTGTCAATTTCCAGCCAACGATCACCCGGGCCCATCGAGGCTTGCCGTTGTCTCATCGTTGCAGCTGCAATGGTGTCTCGTCCGGGTGGCGCAAATAAACCGACAATGGGTTCGTCAAGATAGTTGCATTTGCAACAACCTTGTGTAAGACTCCACGTGGATGGGTATTTTCTCACGCAAAGTTGACACGGCCGCTTTCGCCTCTGCACCTGTGCAGGCGGCTGCAGGCGCGTCCTATATTGGCAACTTCATTCAGTACACCACTGGATCTGCGGAGGTGCGCGCTCTGAGTATTCCAACGGTCAGTCGTAGTAGGGACTTGCTCGCTGGCATTATCGGATCTGTTGGTCTGAAGCACTACTCCAAGCAGTGGAACGGCTCCGACTACGACGAGGTGTATCTGCCTCTTGAGCCTTGGATGGAAACCCCAGATCCGAAGGTCTCACGCTCGTTCTTCTTTGTAAACATTTTTTCGGACATGTTCTTCTACGGCGCGGCATACGCATACGTCACCACGCGCTACTCGACAGGACTTCCTGCTTCGTTTACATGGCTTCCTGCTGCAAACATTTCCAGCACAGAGCAGACAGGAATCCCTCAGTATTACGGGCCGTCAAAAGAACTTGAGTTCAACGGACAACCACTTGACGTAAACAATGTGATCCAGTTCTTAAGCCCTATCGAGGGAATCTTGAAGATTGGCGCTCAAGCCATCAACACAAACATCTTCTTGAACATGGCAGCTGACCGATACGCCAGTCTTGAAACCGTCCCCGGTTATCTTCAGCAGATTGACGGCGAAGACATGTCAGGCGATGATCTTGGATCTCTTGCTTCGGCGTGGGCTTCGGCTCGTAAACAAAACGCCATTGGTGCGTTGTCGCGTCAGGTTCAGTTCCGTGAGTTTGCTCAGAACCCTCAGGAAGTCATTGCGGATCAGCGCAAGTACCAGTCTCTTGAGATGGCTCGCTTGTGTTCAGTGCCTGCCTACCTTGTGTCTGCCCCAACCGAGGGCGCTTCGATGACGTATCAAAACGCACAGCAAGCCCGTCAGGATCTGTATCTTTTTGGCGCTCGTATCTACATGGATGCTATTGAGCAGACCCTTTCCAGCGCACAAGTTCTTCCCCGTAACCGCTATGTCGAGTTTGACATTGAGGACTACGAAGGATCCGAAAGCCCTAGTGGCATGCCTAACAATGAAACGGATGATGAGTTGTGAAGATTGAGTTTGTAGCCGTGCCTGTCACGCTTGACGCTGCTGCTGGCGAGGACAGCCCCCGTACCATCACGGGTGTGGCCGTTCCTTGGGACACTCCAGCAGTGGTGTCGGGTGGGCAGAAAGTCCAGTTTCTTCGTGGCTCGTTTGACGTCAACCAAAAGGCTGCAAAGCTGATTGAAAATCATGACATGTCTCAGTTGAGAGGCGTCGTCAGTGAGCTTGTCGATGACGAGTCCGGGCTTTTGTTTACCGCAAAGTTTGCAAAGACAACCGCATCGGATCAGGCCATCGAGTTAGTCAAGGCTGGTGCCTATGACTCCGTTTCCGTGGGGGCCATTCCCACAAAGTTCAAGTACAAGGGCGACACAATGATTGTGTCTAAGGCAAATCTTGTTGAGTTGTCTCTTGTCGCTATCCCAGCATTTCCTGATGCTGTGATAACAGAAATCGCTGCTTCCCAGCCTGACGAAGAGTCAGAAGAAGAAGTTGTCGAACCCCAACCCCAAGACATTTCCGAGGAGGAAACCATGTCAACAGATACCCCAACGGTTGAGGCTTCGGCTGAAA